TCATGCCATTTCGAGATCATCTATTTTCACTTCAAGCTCAAGGCTGGTAACAAAGCCGTTATCAGGGCCGATAGTGTGGGTCAGCGTGGTTATGGTCCATTCCGCGTCATCTATCGGCTGCTTAAAGCCGCTGACCTTAACCGGCATTTCCGTATAGAGATCGGCCCGGCCCTCTGCGAGCTGCAGCGAGAATGACGCCACCCCGCGCTGCAGCCGTTCCCACTGCATCTTTGCAGCACGCTCAGCGTTAGCCCTGTTTGCATAGGTCCGGTTAAGTACCAGTACGTTTTCATCCGTTCCCACCAGATAGTCCCCCTGCTTTGCCTCCGGCTCCTTTGGTTTCGCGGTTTTCTTCCGGCGGCGGCGCTTAACTTTCGTCACTTCTTTCTTTTTTGGCTCCCGGGTGTGCAGCCAGCTGGCAATTACGCCCGTATAAGCGCCACGGTCTGCCAGGGTAAAGCGATGGCCGTCACCCTCCTTCCGTGTGATGGTCACCACCGGCAACGGCTTACCGCTTGCCGTTCGCCCCTGGCCCTGCCGGATGAACAGCAGGTTGCCGTCTTTGACGGATGCTATAGCCCCGTACTGCCGCGCCAGTTTCATCAGAAAACTCGCGTCACTTTCGTTTGTCTGGTCCAGGTGATCCAGCGGCCGGTCAGCCAGGTCCTGCCCGATAGCTATTTTCAGGTTGTGGCGGGCCGCGATTTCCCTGACAACCTCCCCCACGGTTGTCTGATGCCAGGACTTTTCACGGCGGATATTCAGGGTTGCGCGGAAATCAGCACTGCGGGCACGAATGGTGAGGCGATCAGGTGCGCCGCTGTGCTCAATTTCATCCACCGTAAACGAGCCTTTAGGGAAAAGCGGCTGCCCTTCCCACCCTAGCGCAAACTGAATGACCGCACCGCGACGCGGCAGGACAATCTGCCCGTCCGCGTCGTCCAGTTCCAGATCAAGCTGGTCCGCTTCAAAGCCCCGGTTGTCAGTGAGCGTCACGCCCATCAGGCGGTTATCCAGCACGGTTGTAACGTCCTTGCCTTCTATCACAATACTGAAGCCCGGGCTTTTGCCGTACAGGCTCAGGAGTTCAGAATTAAAATTCACTGCAGCAGCCCTCCAACCGTATTCTGTATATCCCCTATCGCAGACGTTGCGGTGTCTTTCAGGTTGCTGAGCTGGTCACTCAGGCTGCCGAACATATCAGACAGCGATTCATCCACTCGCTTAAGCGTCAGCGTGAACTCAATCCGCCGCGGCGTGCCGCTTTCGAAAAACTCCGTCTTTGTCTGGCTCAGGCTCTCGATCACAAACATGCCGTAAATCGTCCCGCTGCCCTCAATCAGGGGCCATGCTTTGCCCTGCTCTGCCATCTGCTCCAGCGCCAGCAGGGACAGCCAGCCGCCGGTGATTTCAGGCAGAAGCACGCCGGAAAGCGTCAGCGAGTCGTTGTCCGGGCCAAGAAACTGCGTTGACGGGCGGCGATTAACGCGGCTGTTAACCGCGTGCCGCCAGCTGCGCTGATACTGCAGCTCCTGATAAGGCACCGTGCGCAGCATGAAAACGTATAACCCCAGCACCATCATCATGCGTCATATCCCCCCTGGTCACTGTAGTTGCTGCGCGCCTTCGCGCGGGTGCGGCGTTCGCGCTCGTCGAGCTGGCGGGCAACTTCACGCGCAATATCCTGCGGGTTCTGGCCCGGCTGCGTATAAATCGTGATCGGCGCGTGCGTCTCAAAGTGCATCACTGCAGGTGCACGGTCCGCCTTCGCAGGCTGGCTCTGTTGATACGCCATGGCGGGAAGGCTGAACGGATGCAGGGGTGCAGCTTCTGCAGGTGCGGCCGCCATGCCCAGGGTTCCGGCCACAACCGAAGCCAGCGCCGCCGTGCGCCGCCTGCTGGTCACGTTTGCCGGGCCGTTCACGATTTCGGGGCCATTCTCTCCGACTATGCCAAACTGGCCGCGCGGGATGGTGCCGCCGTCGTCGTACATGCCAGCAAACCCCATCATGGGGAATCCGCCGGGCGGGAGCACCACTTTCCCGTCACTGTTCACCGTAGCGGGCTGCTGCTTCACCACCTGTTCCGGCAGCTTCGCTTTTGCCGCTTCCTTGCTGACGATGCCGAGTTTTACAAGCAGCCACGACACGCCAGATTTAAGCGACTCCAGCGGGTGCATGACCATGTTCAGGCCTTCGGCCAGGGCCTCACCGAACCGCCGCCCCATTGAGGCCGCGTTATTCAGTTCGGCGGCCGTGGATTTGACCGGCGTCAGCAGGTCGCCGAACCATCCCCAGAGCGCCCTGACCTTATCCCCAATCCACTCGAACACCGGGCGCAGGGGCTCAAACGCTTCGCTGATTGGTGCTGCTGCGGCTTTAAACCCCTCCACCACGCCACCCAGAAATGCGCTGATAGGCTGCCAGTATTTCCAGACAACCAGCGCCACGCCAGCCAGCGCAGCCACAACCAGCCCTATCGGGCTAAGCAGCGCGCCCAGCAGGCCAGAAATTCCATACAGCGCAACGCGAAGCAGGGCCAGCGGGCCGGACACCAGGAAGCGCAGCACGCCACCGGAGGCGGATAATCCGCCCCGTAAAGCTGCCAGGGGGTTCATCACCATACCGACAACATTACGAATACCCGACATTCCGGCACGTAGCAGTTTAAGCGGGGCACCGGCTAACGTCTTCAGCGCATTGCCCGCCACCCCGGCAGAGCGCCGCAGCGCATTCAGCGGAGCAGTCAGCAGATTAGTGCTACCGCCAGCTGAAGCCATCCCGCGACGAAGCACGGAAAGCGGTGCATTTGCCAGCCAGGACAGCGCGGCACCGGTGCGCGTAACTGCGGTGAACACGGACGGAAGCGTTTTTACGCCCAGCATGGATAAACCAAACCGGATAACCGCAATCGGTCCCAGCACGGCTGCCACCGCAACGGCCAGCGTACCCAGCGCCAGCGTTATCGCAGCGGTGGCGGCGGCGACTTTCATCAGCGTGCCTGCCAGCTGCGGATTGGTTTCTATCCAGCGCCGCAGCCCACCCGTTACGCTTTTGACGTAATCCATGATATCCATCAGCGGCTGGCGCAGCGTTTCGCCCAGGCTGCTGAAGGCGTTCTGCGCGCCCGTTTTTACCAGCATCCACTGCGCGGAAAGGGAATCCTTGTTAATGTCGGACTCTTTCTGCATTGAGCCGTTTGCGCCATTCCCGGCAGTCAGCTGCAGCTGGCGGCGCAGTTCCGGCAGGTTGTTAGCCAGCTTCGCGGCGTCATCCCCAAACTCCTTGCCAAAAAGCATCGTCATGGCGGACAGGCGTTTGTCCTGCGGCAGCTTCTGCACCTTCTCCATTACCCGCAGAATGGTGCCCATGGCATCCTTCGCCATCTGCTTTTCAAGCTCTCTGGGCTTGAGCTTCAGCATATCCATGCCATCCATAAAGCGGTCACTTTGCATGGTGGCAATGGACAGCTCACGCACCATGGCGTTTGATGCACTGGCGGCTATTTCCGGCGCTGCACCGAGGGACAGGAACGTGGAGCCAAGCGCTGCCGCCTTACGGAAGTCCAGGCGGTCAGCCACACCCCCCATACGCTGCAGCACGTCAATAATGTCCGCGCCCTTGGACATGGCGTTATCGTCCAGGTAGTTCAGCGCATCGCCCAGCTGCTCGATATTGCGGGTCGGCACCTTGTAGAGGCTGGCGATTTTACCCAGCCCTTCAGCCAGTTCATCGGCGGGCAGTTCAAACGCGGTTGCCGCTTTGGCCGCCGTACTGGCAAAGGCGAGAAGGTCACGCTTCTGGTCTTCGTAGGGATCGTCCTGGTTGGTTACGCCCATGCGTGCGCCACCTTCTACCAGGGCGGCATAGTCGATAGCGCCATTCTCCATCGGTAGCTGTTCGCTGGCGGCCTTGATGGCAGCCTGCATGTCATAAAACTGCTTAGTGCGGTTGCCGTTGTCGTCCCTCAGGCCATTGACCTGCTTTGCCACGCCTTTCATGGCGTCTTCCATGCTGGCATAGCTGCTCACCGCCGCCACGACCGGCGCGCCCATTGCCAGCCCTGCTGCAGAGGTTGTGGCCCCGGCTCCGGCAATGCGATCCCGCACCTCCAGACTGCGGGAATACTGCTCCCTGACGGCGTTAACCCTGGCCTGCTGCTCACCAAGCCGTTTAAGGGATTTCTGCTGGCGGTCCAGCGCCTGCCGGGTTTCATCGGCGTTCTGGCGCAGCTCGCGCTGGGCACTGCTGAGCTTGCGGGTATCAAGTCCCGCCTCGTTCAGCGCAAGACGCTGCCTCTGGACCGACTGGCGCAGGCCGTTGTATTTGGTCTGCAGTTCCGAAACGCGGTTTTTTGCCTGTTCAAGCAGGCGGGCCTGCGCCGCCGTCGGACGGTTTGTATCATTAAACTGCGTGGCAAGCCGGGCCGCTTCTTCGCGCGCGGCTTTGAGATTGTTACCGGTGACTGCTAGCTGCGCGCTGGCTTTACGAAAGCCCTCAATTTTGCCCGCCTGAGCGTCTAACTCTTTCAGCCTGGCGCGGCTCTGTTGAATGGCGGCAGCCAGCTCTTTAGAGCTGGCCTGCGCAGAACGGAATGGGCGGGTGAGCTTATCAACCGCATTTAGAATCACCTGCAGGCGCAGGTTAGTGTCACTCATCGCTGGCCCCGCTTCTCTGAATCGCTTTATGCCGCCACTCCAGCACTTCGGTCAGCGGCATAACGTCAGTGACGGACGGCGGCCAGTGAAAAATGGTGGCGATATCTGCCACCAGATCGTCAACCGTCAGGCTGTCGGTAAACCGGCAAGCACCGACTTCTTCAACAAAAAAGTCACCACCTCAACGGACAGTGCGGTGAGATCGGCAGGGTCCAGCTCTGCCATTTCCTGCGCCGTCAGGGTCGGTGTGGAGATACGCGGAATGACGGTCATCATTGCGCCCACGTCCATATCCATGATGGCCTGCAGGCGGGTGCCACGCAGCGCGCCGGACTGCGGTTTGCGCAGCACAATCTCTGTGATTTCGGTTTTACCGCGCTTGATGGGAGTGTCCAGCTGTACGGTCTTTTCAGTCAGGTTATCGCTCATGTTCTTTTCCTGTTAAGAGGTCACTGGCGCGGTTGCCCGCGCCGTTAAGGTTAATCAGAGGCCGAGGGCGTTACGGTGCGCTTCCATCAGGTCCGTGCCGCCAACGATTTCAATCATGTTGACCAGATCCACCTCATAGAGCACTTCGCCGTTGATGGTCAGCTTCGCGTAGCTGTTGGTGCTGCTGACTTTGGTGGTATTGCTTTCGCCGGTCTTCCACTCGCCGGAATCCAGTTCCTTATGGCGTCCGCGCACAACCAGTTCCACCGCCTGCACTTCCCCGGTGTCGTCCCGCTGAATGGAGCCAGTGAAACGCAGCTGAATGCCGTCAACCGTGGTTTTACCCATCTGCTTAAAGAGCAGCAGTTCAGTACCGCCAATGGAAAATTCGGTGTCCAGCGCGCCGTCATCCAGCCCCATGTCCACATCAACCGCGCCGGGCATACCACCACCGCGATATTTCTCATATTTGCGCGTAAATTTCGGCAGGGTCATGGACTCGATGATCCCCTGCCAGTTGTTCCCGTCATTGAACAGGTTCAGGTGTTTTAACTTGCGTGGTAAAGCCATGCTGCCTCCTTATGCGCTGACCTGGCTGGCAAAGTTCATCAGGTACTGATCGGTGATGCGCTGGCGCAGCATCAGGTTTTCCAGCGGTGGCACCGGCGTGTAGTCGTAGTCGATAGTGAGCTTCCCGGCCTTCAGGGAGTCTTTATCGTTCACGGATTCATCCAGCCAGCAGTCCGCACCAATGAGATAGCCCTGGCTCACCAGGCTGCGCATTTTGGCGCGGATACCCTCGATAATGTCGCGGGCCAGCGAGGGGTTAAGCGGCTTATCCACCGCCCACATATGCGCCTCAGCGATGGTGTCAGCCAGCACCTGCGCCGTGCGGGTGTAGTTTTCAAAGGCAAACAGCGGATCGTCACTGAGGCAGCGGGAGCCCCAGAAGCGGAAGCCGTCTTTGCGGATCAGGGTGGTCACGTCGTTCTGGTTCAGCAGGCCCGCATCAGTGGCGGGGTCCTGCAGGTCCCAGAACACATCTGCAGAAATGCCGGTGACGCCATTCACGCCCACGTTGGACAGGGTTTTGTGCCAGCCTGTCTGCTCGTCAATTTGGGCACGCAGGCCGAGCGCGCGGGCGGTGGCGTAAGCCGTTGCGTCCGCATTCAGCACGGTGTCAAAGTTGATGAAGTCAGGCCAGATCAGCATCCCTTCGCGCTGGCTGAAGTTGTCGCGGTAGGCAATAGTCTCCTCCACCGTTTTACAGCCGTAGGCGGACACGTAGGCAAACCCGCGCAGGCTCTGCGCCACACTGAGCAGTTCAGTGGCAACCGCCTGCGTATCATGCCCGGGCACACCGAGAATGCGCGGCTTAACGCCGAGCTGCGACTGAGCAGAAAGCAGAGCCTTAACACCCGTCTTTTTCCCTTCAGCCGTTACGCCGCCGATAATGTTGGAGGTGGTTTCCTCTTCGGTTTCGCCCTGCGCCACGCGCACGACAACGGTCACAGGTTTTGCCTGGTCGGCAATCGCATCCAGCGAGCGGGCCAGCGTGCCGGAATCGCCCGCCTTGCCGCTGGCGGTCAGTACATCAGTCAGCAGGACAGGCTTATTGAGGGGAAACATGGACGCATCGGCATCATCGCCAGTGCAGACCATGCCCACGATGGCGGTGCTCACCGTGGAAATGGATCGGGTGCCGTCGTTGACTTCAACAACGCGCACCCCGTGGTGGTAATCCTGAGCCATAAGGCAGTCTCTCCGGTTACAGGGGGTCTGCTTATGTTCTGGCTGATAAGCGCGCGACGCACGCGCCGGGCTATGTGTGGGGAATGACACAATGGAAGGGGTAAAAAAATCCCCGCCGGTGCGGGGGCAGCATTAATCTTCGGGAGGTGCGGGCCAGTTAATATCCGGGGCCGCTGTATCGACCCGCATCAGTAGTACCCGGTATTTTTTCCATTCCGCTAGTACGGCGGATTCTTCTTCAGTTGCGATACCAGCATCGACGGCATCCTGCCGCCATGCAATCTCCGCATCTGCTACAGTCCTCATGTGCGCTTTTTTAGCCGTGGCTTCGGCCTGAATCTCATCAGGTGTTAGCTGGGGCGCATCCACCCATACCGGAAGCCCTTGCGCATCAACAGCAATTATTTTTCCCTGTGGTGCGTTAGCCATAAATTCGCTGGCAATTTCCGGTGTGACCTTAATCAGGTCATCTGGAAGGGTGCCTGCATCCTTATAAAGTTTTAAAGTAGAGCCAATATAAAAAGATGCTTTTGATTTAGAGAAAAAGAATTCATCCATTTTATACTCCTATAGCAATATACGAGAGCGCCTTGCTCGGCAAGGTTGAACTAACCGTAATTTTGGTATTACCGCTATCGGTAAAAAACATCGAATAAGACGCAATTACTGATGGTGTTCCCAGAGTACTGTTAAAGTTCATCCCAGCGATTGCCAGAATCCGGTTGGGGAACGGGACAGGAAATGTCAATGTTCCCGTGTATTCTGGTGCCGTAAATGAACCTGTTTGTAACATCATCCCGTTGGGGAACGTGAAGACCTGCGTTTTGCCATCAATGATTGTCCGCGTAAAAGATGCCATATCCGGGATCTGGTTTGCTCCTGTGCCCACTTCCCTTTTCCCAGCATCCTTTAAACCCAGGTATTCGCTAATCCCGTCAGCCGTTTTTCCTGACAAAGTGGTCAGGGTGCTATCAAGGGGCTGCTTACCTGCAAGGGCATTTGTCATGGTGGTGGCGAAATTCGGATCATTGCCAAGCGCAGCAGCCAGTTCATTGAGTGTATCGAGAGCCGCGGGCGATGAACCAACCAGCCCGGCAAGCGCTGCTTTTACAAATGCAGTGGTTGCAATCTGGGTGTTATTGGCTGTCTGCGCAGCTGTCGGTGCCGTAGGCGTTCCGGTCAGGCCAGGGCTTGCCAGCGGAGCCTTAAGCGCCAGCGCACTGTTTAACGCCGCTGCAATCGCCTGCACAAATGCCGTGTTGGCAATCTGTGTTGTGTTATTCCCGGCGGGTGCCGTCGGTGCTTTAGGCGTGCCGGTTAACGTCGGGCTCTCTTTGGGCGCGTACTGAGTGTGGGGATCCGCTGCGGCAAGGTGTTTTGCCATCAGGTCATCCACATACACCTTCAGCTCCAGCACCTTGTCATCCACGTATTTGCGGGTTGCCAGCACCACTGCAGGGTCAATTTTCAGGGTGATGTTTTCGGTACTGCTGGTAATCAATACCATGCGCACCGTCTGCGTGCGGCCGCTTCCCTCAGCGAGCTGCGGCTTATAGCTCTCCGGGCAGTTACCCACGGCAATCAGCGCGCCGGTATCGTCAAACAGCCCGACCTCACGAATCCACCAACCGCCCTCCGTTTCGGGGATAACCTGCTCAGCAATAATCTGGCTGCTGTTCTGCGGATCGATATACAGCATGTTGAGGTCAGCCCGGCGTTTTTCGTTAACCAGGGCCGTCTGCTTTGCGTCCGGGGTTGGCAGCACCCCGCCGCCATCGCCCACCGCCATCTTCGTAATTTTCAGCGGGACACCAAGCGCGGCTGCGCTTGCCAGTTTTGCCGCGCCGATTTCCGTCAGCAGGGTATAAAATTTTGCGCTCATGGGTTCACTCTCACAGTGTCAATAACATGGACCGCGCCGCCCTCGTAAGCGGTGCCGCCTGAAATAATGGTTTCGTTGATGTACGGATAAATCGTGATTTCTTCGCCGGTATAGGTGGCAGCACCTACCCACAGATCGCCGCTGGTCTGCAGGTTGATGGACATGCCCACCAGGTGGCGGCTGCACGGTTTGGCATCACTAATCAGCCGCTCCAGCTCCAGATAGGTTTCTTCCGTAATGCCCTGGTCCTGCACGCCGATATCCAGCCGAAACGTGCCCGGGGTTTCACCGGTCTGCCACCACTCAATGATGCGGATCAGGAAGCCGAACGGCTCCACGACGCGCCGCACGGCGCTGGTTGTTCCTTTGTGCTGATGGATATAGAAAGCGTCCTGCACCACCCGGCGCTTCACGCTTTCGGTCCAGCTTTCATCCCAGCGGTCAACGGAAAAAGCCCAGGCCAGATACGGGAGAAAAGCAACGGGACACGTCGCCGGATTCCATAAATCACGCAGCGGCACCTGCAGATCGGATATCCCGCTGCAGGTCTGCGCCAGGCGGCGCTCAAGCGGTGACGAACCGGGCGGCAGCAGGCTATTCATCCGTGCCCCCGTTGGTTACGCTCCATTCCGTACAGGACGCGGCCTGGGTTTTATCCAGCACCACATCATCCAGCGGTGAAGCCAGTTCCACACGCTGGACGCCCTCAACGTGCAGCGCGGCATAAATGGCGCTGCGCCGGATATCACGCCCCAGCCGCGTCTGGCTGGCGATGTACTTCTGCAGGCTGGCTTTAGCCTCTGCCATCACCGGCTCAGCTTCCGGGCCGGGATAAAGGAAAATTGTTGCATCAACGCGGTACGGGATAATTTCGGCGCTACGCACCGTCAGGCGGTCCGCCACCGGCCGCACGTTCTCACTGTTAAGTGCCTGCTCAACCACCGCCAGCAGATCGGCGCCTGCAGTGCCGTCGTCCTCCCGGCTCAGTACGGTCAGCACCACCTCAGCTGGGGCCGGGCTGGTTGCGCTGGCATCCGCCACGCGCCCGTCCGCGCTTTTAGCGTGAAACTCATAGGCCGCCGTAGGGCCCGCAACGGACAGCCCCTCAAATGCAGCAGGAACACGCAGGCGCAGCGCCTCGTCACTTTCCATAACCGCTGCGACCGGCGGCACCGCGTCGTTGTCGGCAGGCGTTACCGTCAGGCGCTTCACGTTATAGTTGGCCGCCATCTGGTCAAGATCGCCCCCTATGGCATACGCCACCATGACCGCCTGCGCGGCCTCATTGACACGCTGCAGTAACAAAATCTCGCGGTAGGTGTTTTCCTGCAGCAGTTTTGTGACGGGTTCAGATTCCAGCTCAAGCGTGCGCCGCACCGCGTCCTGTTCATCTGCCGGATACAGGGCTACAAACGCGGCCTTACGTTCAGCCAGCAATGATTCAAAGTCCGGCACCTTAACGATTTGCGGCGCGGGGAGCTGGGAAAGGTCAATTACTGCCATTGTCTGCTCCTGTTGATACCGAAAGGGACACCGGCGCGCCGTTATTGCGCTTCCCGGTTAGCTCAACCACCATGGAGCCGTCAAAGCTGCTGTTGATGGTGATGGAATCCAGCGTAAGCCGGGGCTCCCAGCGGCTCAGAGCCACATAGACCGCAGACATGACCTGCAGGCGCAGCGCCGGGTTCTGCGGCTGGTCTATCAGCTCAGACAGAAGGGAGCCATATTCCCGCCGTGCAATGCGGCTTCCCTGCGGGGTCAGCAGAATATCCCGGACCGACTGGCGCAGGTGGTCCGAATCGGTAATGGCCCTGCCGTTGCCCTGGCTCATACCGCTATACAGCGTCATACCGGACCTCCTGACGTATCGCCGCCGGACTTAACGCCGGTGTGACCGTGTTTATCCACCACGATCCCGTTAGAACTCATAGCGCCGCCGCCCTGGGTGACGCCGCCGTTAATCACGACTTCGCTGTTAATGCGAGTATTATCAGCCTCCACCACAAACTCACTGGTTTTCAGGGTGATATTGTCAGCCGCCTCGATCACCATGGATTTGATACCTTTTACGTGCCAGCGTCCGGTGGCGGGCTCGTACTCAAACCAGCCCCCGTCCGGGTATTCCGTCACGCAGCCGTCCACGGAATCCGACGGCGGCGCAAACTGATTGGAGTAAATGGCAGGCAGCGCAAAGGCGGTTTCAAGGTTCCCGCCCATGCTCAGCACCACCACCTGTTCATCCGTCGATGGACACCACCAGGTGCGGCCGCCTCCGGCCCGCAGCGTCAGCCAGTTAATCCAGTTGGTTTCAAGCTCACCAATTTTCACCCGGCACAGCCAGTTTTCCCGGTCCACTTCGGTCACGGTGCCGGTGCGGATCAGGTTGGTGATAAGGCGCATGATTTCTGTAAGTTGTGCGTTCATGCGTAAATCATGACTCTAAATTTTTTTTACTCCTACCCTTCATATTTGTACGGTCTATGATACAAATAGTTTTTACTCATAATTTACTAAGGAAAGATATGTTTAGGCTTGATAGTGTAAAGATTGAGGGCTTTTGGGGGCGTCTAAGCGCTTCATGCACATTTAATGGGGATGTAAATATAATAATCGGTCGAAATGGTACTGGCAAAACCACTTTCATGAATATTCTCCATTCTGTTTTAGCAGTCGAATTAGAGTCAATAAATGAAATTAATTTTGATAAAGTCACGGTAAAAATTAGAGATGGAAGTAAAACCAAGACTATAAAGGTTGAAAAAAAATTCGAT